TTACACCTCAATGATGCGAACATGCTCCGGCTGACCGGACAGAAAAATTCCGTCGATAGTCTCAAGCATTTTCTTTCCCTCTACGGTGTGAATTGCCTTGATATAGTACGACTGTCCTCTCACTGCACGTCCGCAGATGCTTTCATTGCCCCATGATGCAGAACGACGGAGATTCAGAGCACCATCGCAATCAACGATCGCTCTTGTGGTCTTTTCCGGATAGATTGTGTCAGAATCGGACACCTGTTCCTCTGTTTTGCTTTCGTCGTCTCCGGATGTCTCCTGCCCTGCTGCATCGTCTCCATCACCGGAGGTCTGCTGTCCTGCTGCATCGTCTCCATCACCGGAGGTCTGCTGTCCGTTCTCCTGCTCGCTATTCGCCCCATTCTGCCCGTTTTCCGGTTCTACTGGTGTATTTCCTCCAGTGCCTCCGTTTTCGTCGTCTGTGGACGCTCCTGCGTCGCCCTGCTGCCCCTCTGCATCCTTTTCATCGGTGAGGGTTGTTGCTGCTTTGAGTTCCTCTGCGGTCATCGTGCCGACCTTGTTCCCGTCTGCATTGTAGGTGTTCACGCTACCGTCGGGATTTGTCTCCAGTGCTCCCTCCGGAACATTGTCCGTGAGTGAGCCGATGACGTTTCCGTTTTCATCCCACACAACCAGTTCCTCGTTTTTTGCTGCTGCTTTCAACACTCCCTCGATTGTCTTGTATTCCTTGCAGTCCTCTTTTTTGAACTCCGTTCCTTTGCCTAAATAGTATAACATGTTTTCGCCCTCCTCTGCTACTTTTTGAGATATTTGCTCGACGCAAATCCCACCACGTTTTTATATGCTACATACAACCACTTCACTCCGGACACATCCGTGTAATATCCATAACACTGACACGTCTCTCCGCTCTGCATTGTCGTCAAGACTTTCTTGTCTTTTCCTGTTCCTGCTCCCGACCGTAGATTCAACGCTCCTGCTCCCGTTACCTTGTACGTTCCTGCAAGGCTCTTGTTGAACCCTTTTGCGGTCTCCAGTTTCACGTTGCTATTGATTGGAACTGTCTGCGATGCACCTCCTCCGGATGCCTTTGCTCCATTTGTGAGGTTCGTCGCCACATGAGCACCATCGTTCAACAGAATGTCGCCCTCAAGCAAATACGCATCTGATGTCAGATATTTTTTATCTGTCAGCACCTCGAATCCTGCTGCCTTGAGTGCTGCCCGCAGGTTTCCGGTATAACATGCAGTGCTCACATTTTTCAGTTTCTCATTTTTCAGTCTATATCCTGCACCTTTTACGATTGCAGCAACACCGGACGAACAGTCAGCCTCGCACGGAACTGTGATTTGAGCAGGGTCGAAATTTGAATCCGCAAGGTTCGTCCAAAATGTTCCCCTGTGTGACTGACAATATCCGACCATATTGTTGACTGCTGCTGCCTTTGCCATCTGTGCAATGAGTTTTCTCGTTGCTGCATCCGGATGACGGAGAACGCATTTCCACGGTCTGTTATACCAGTTTATAACCTGCCACTCTGTTCCCGTCTGATCTCCGGCTTTTCCTCCGGAATATTTTCCTCTCTCGTCGTGTCCGCAATTTGAAATCATTTCTTTTCCTCCTTTTGTTTCTTATCTCCGGAATCATCTATCACTGACATAATGAATATAAAAGCCAGTATGAACGGAACTCCTATCCATATCACCGCCACCAATACCGACAAAATGAAAAATGTCAGTTTGACCATGATTCTGTCCTGTTTCGTTTCCTGTTCCTCGTAGTATTCCGGAAACAACTCTTTTTCCCGCTCCTCTTTTTCGGACTGCCTTTCAAGCATCCAAAAAATAACAAACGTCAAAACGAATGTAACTGCTGCCCCGATGATGTACACCGTCACCATCGTGCTCCAGTGCTGTGACATGAAAATCTCAATTTCACTCACTGCCCTCACCTGCCTCGTTCGCAATGAGTTTCTGCACCGCCTCATTGCTGTCAAGCATCGTTCTCATTTGCTCAAGAGCCTCGTCCACCATCATGCTGAACATGTCGAATGTGATGACCTTTGCAAGCCACTCAAACCTTGCCACAAACATGTCGTACACATACCGGAGTTTGAGTTTTCCTGTTCCTGCTCCCAGTTCCTTTTCTGCTTTTGTCACCGCATACAAGAGCCACTCTCTGACCTTGTTCAACTGCTTATCAGATGGCATTTTCACAAAAGAATAAATTGCGTACCCGATAGAGCCTCCCACTGCTGCTATTGCCACGATAACAAACCAATTTTCAACGATGAATTTCATCCCTGCACCTCCTCATTATTGTCTGCATTGATGTCATCCGGTTCGTTCTCGTGCTGTTTTCCTGTATCTTTCTTTGTAACCGTCTTTACTGACTTAATGAGTGCCATCGCACCGCCCTCCACTGACAGGAATCGAAATACATTCTCTGTCAATGTTGATGGTTCAGCACCCACTCTCACAAACACTATAATCGCCACAACTGTGTAGATAAATGCTGCAAGAATCATACAGATAACAACACGATTCATGAACTGACCGGAGACTTTGTTTTTCCGCTTTGCTGCCCGCTGTTCTATCCGGTACAATTTTCTTTTATGCCGGAAATACATGCGACGCTCTGCGTTCGTCATCCTGCTTTTGTTCACTTGTTGCCTCCTTTATGTGGTTGATTCTTGCCTGTTCCCGCCCTCCTGTTATTGGTCGGTCTTAATGTTCAAATTCATCCCGTCCAGTCTCTTGTGATACGATTTCAATGACTGCTCAACTATGAGAACCCTGTCGTGTAAATCCTGCACCTCTGCCCGTGTCTCTTTGTAGTCACGTTTGATGTCTTTGACATCGTCGGCAATGTTCTCCAGTTTTGTCATCATGAGTGTGTTCGCTGTCGCACGTTCCTCCGTCTCCTGCTCTGCATCCTTTTTGTCATTCCGCTTTTTATTGGAAATCCCGAAAAAGATTGCAAATGCGACGGAAATCCCGCTCAACAACAATGAGAGTTCAATCGTCACTCGGCTGCTCCTTTCCGAACGCTCCCACGTCGTCGGTGTCGCAGTATCGTCTCATGTGGTACTCAAAATATGTCACGGGCAGGACATTTCCGTCTGCGTCGGTGTGTGCGTATGCCTTGTATGTGTCATCGTACTGCTCCTCACAGAACACAACAAAATGATAATTGTTCTGTGTCCATCTCTTGACCCAAATCAGAGGAATCTCGGACATTGCATTTCCACCGTATGATGTTTTTGTGATGTCCGATGCTCCTCCGTTCAGCTTGAGAGCATGGTTTTCATGATTCAGTTCATAGTCAACCGTTCCGTCAGTTCTTACCATGACCGGACGGTTTTTCTTTACGAACCAAATATCTCCCCAGTCTCCATAATCGAACCCGCCTCCTGCGAAATTCATTCCTGCGGGTGTCATTCCAACCGCATCATAAAGATATTTGACACGGGTTGCCGGATTGCTGTCGAGGAGGTTGATTCTCATTCCGTATCTTTTCGGTTTTGCTTTTGCGTCCTCGATAATTTTCTTTGTGTTGGAAAGAATCTCCTGCGACGTGGATTCTTTCGCCATGAATATTCTGTCACCTGCTGCCATTATTCACTTGCCTCCTTTGTAATTTCTTCAAAATACAACGTACCGTTTGAGATACCCATTCGATACTTGATTTGTGTCGCATCGTCCTCCAGTTCGACAGTCGTTGCCAGTGCTTTCATTTCTGCAAGCAACTCCGTTCCCTTTTTGACCATGTCGTCATAGTACGTTTTTGCATCTTTGTCCATTCCGGTCTTGATTTCTCTGACCTCCTCGATGTCAAATGCGACAGGGAGGCTCATGAACTCGGTCGAACCGTTACCGATTCGGATGATTCTGTGACCGCTTGTCGTGGTTTCGAGACCCAGTTCTCCATCATCGAGAACCCTCTTGCTCTCCGTCCACTCTGCGGTTGTTCCCTTTTTCAGAGTGATTGTTGCTGTTGCCATTCTTTTTCACCTCTTTCTCAAATTGTGTGTGACGTTCCTGCGATGTACTTGTCATAATCGGTCGTGAACGGTGTTCCTCCCTTGACAAGCAGGAGGTCGGTTGATTTTGGTGTTCCTCCATCCACATTGATGTTGATGTCCGTCTCAAGTTCTCTGATGCGTTCATAATAGTCTTTGACTGCTGCCAGTATCGCATCAAGTCCGGACTGACTGATGATAATTTTGTTTGCCTCCTCGGTCGCTGTCAGACATTTCTTTGTCTGCTCGATTGCTGCCTCCATCGCCTCGACACATTTTGCGATCGCCTTTGCGGTGTCATCCTCTCTCCGGCTCTCTTTGATTTCTCTTGCCTTTTCAGCAGCCTCTCTCAACCGCTCCTGTGCCTGTCTGACCGCCTCTGCTGCATCAATGGTGTTCTGTGTGTCCTGTGCGATTTGCAGAGCCTCTCTCGCTGCTGCAATGGTATTCTCCAGTCTTGTGTATTCTCCGGAGTGAATGATTTCCGATTCATCCCGCTGTGACGGAAAAATCTCCATCTCAAACGTCGCACTCGTCAGTAATGCACCATTTTGATACAACTGCACCTCGCACAGTGCTGTTCCGTGAACCTGCAACATGCCTCTTGTGAGAGGAATGAGAGCCTCATTTCCGGACTTTTCTCCATCGTTGTGAACGTGTGTCTTGTCCGGTTTGGTCATGTTGATAATAACCTCCACATTGTCCGGTATCTCATACACGACACCGTCCTCCATGAGCGTCACTCCGATGTACCGTGTTCCCATGTCCATCTGTTTCGCTGCAACTGCAAAATGCTGTGTGTCTCCATACAAATCCACTTTGATGTGTCTAATGATTTCCAATTTTCTCACCTCCTCATGACAATTCTTGCTCGGTTCTCTGAACCTCCTCAAATGACAGCCTTGTGTTTGCCAGTTCGACCTTGTTCTTTTCTTTCGTCAACGGGTATTCATAGAATTTCACAATCCTGTGGCTCTCACGGATTCCCGTTGACTTGGAGATCAGCAGCACCGTGTCTCCCAGTGCTATACTGAACACCTCTTTGTACTGTTCTTTTTTCTCCTCGTCCTGCACCGCCTCAACAAGATTGATGATTTCTGCTGTGTACGACCTGTATGGTTTGGAAAGTTCGTCCAGTTTCGCCTCTGCATCCTCTTTCAGTGATTCCGCATCTGTGTATCTTTCATCTTTCCACGTCATCGTTTTCACTTTCTTTGAATACTGGTGATTCTCAACATAATTTTTCCCGTCGATATTCAGCATCAATCCATCTTTCCCTATTGGAATGAGCCTTGTTGCAAAGTCGTATGAGTTTGACTGTACCTGCAACCTCTTGAGGTTCAGACGTTCAATGAAATATGCTCCTCTGTCCTCTCCGTATTTCTCATATACCGAAATTCCCTTGTTCAGAGAATCGAACACCATCTCGCATCTGTACGTTGTGATTGCCTGTTGAGCGACATCCCATGCAGAACAGTTCTGCTCTATCCGGATTGTTCTCTTTTTGGAAACATCGCACCGGATGACTTTCCATCCAGTTCCGTCGATTGCCTCTGTCAGACATTCATCGACCGTCTTTTCCACGGTCTCAAATCCCTGCGGATATTGTTTGCCCTCCAGTTCCTCGACGTTCAATGTTCCGGTGCATTTGTACCATTCCCCGCTCGGTTCGACCTGCTTGATAACAAATTCGTCCGTGTCGGTTCTGATATATCCCTCCTCTTTGATGTCCGCTGCATACCTGTTTGTCTTTCGGAACTCGAATGTGATTTCCTTGTCTCCGGTCTTGAGAGTGCTTGTGATGCACGTTTCTTTTATTCCGGATAAAATACACACCTTTTCGTGTGAATCGTTGTACAAATCCATCTGACCGCCTCCTATAACCACATAGGTTTATACTGCAACGTGACAAGTGCGTTATTGTCAGAGAAAATGAGATGATGTTCCTTTTCCTGCCCTGTGGTGAGGTACGGAAATTCCATCAAGGACACGTCCTTGAACTTGTTTTCTCCGTCCATCGTTGCGAATCCTGTTTCTCCGTCAATGATGACGGTTGCTCCTCTTGGAATCGTGTCAATAGTAATTTCACCGCAGGAAAGACCGTTGATTCTTAACTGCTCAATGTACTCCGTTGCTGTGATTGTCAGTCTGCACGGTGTCGCCCTGTTTCCCTGTGCCTCAAATATCGCCTCATACACTCCCTGCCAGTTCAAACTCACCTCGTCGCTGAACCAGTACCCCGTGAATTTGAACTCTGCTGTGTACCGTGTTTTCGTTATTGTCTTGCTCAACGAGTTTCCCGTCATATATGCCTTAAAATGGCGACTGTACCCGTCCAGTGTAAGGACGACACCTTTCTGCAACTCTGCATTGAAATCACTGACATGTTTTTGAACCTCGTCTCTGTCTTTTCCTCTGAACAGGACTGTCACTGTCAGTCCGGACAATGGTGTGTATGTTTCGGATTCCGACGGTATCAATGCCCCGTCGAACATCTCCACCGTCACCCCCGTCTGTGGAGGCTCGAAATCAACTGTCAACTGCTTTGCATCGAATGACCGAATGTCTATGCTATCAATTTTCATGTCCTCACCTCCGTTTTTTCGTTGCTATTGCAAGATTATCACTGACCTTTTCGGTCGTTCTGCTTGCCACTTCATCTCCGTCAATATAGTTGTGAACCTCGATAAAAGCGTTCACATTCTGATTTATTGCTTTCAGTTTTCGGTCAAGCATTGAGTTCAATTCTGTGTAGAACTCCGCAAGTGGCAAGATTGCCTCTGCTCCTGCCTCTCCTCCAACCATGAGCCTTGTTCCGTTCATTCCGAATACTGTCGGACTTGTCATGATACCTCCTGTTTTGTACCATTCAACACCGAATGACGGTACAGACGGAGGGTTCAGACTGAACGAACCGGATATACTGAAATGTGGCATTTTCAAATGTGGCAATGACCACTCAAAATTGAAAAATCCCTTGATTCTGTCGATAGCGTTTGAGACCGCTGTCTTTGCGGATTCCATCTTTTCGCTGAATTTTGCTCGTATGCTCTCCATGACCGAACCGACCGTTGAAAGAGCACCGTTCAGTTTTGTCGAGAAAGATGACTTGATGCTGTCGAGTTTTCCACCTGTCAACGTGTTCGCTGTGGACATGAGTGAGTTCATCGTGTCCTTGATGCCTGTGAATGTAGCCGACACAATTCCTTTCATGCCCCCGCCTTTTTCGTTATAGGCAGATTTCATATTTTCCAGTTTTGTGGAAACATTGGTCTTTGCGGTCTCCATGAGATTTGTCGCTGTGTCCTTGATATTCGTGAACCTCGTTGACCATCCCTGTTTTACGCTCTCGACCTTGTTTGTAAAATCGTTCTTGAGTGACAGGAGTTTGTTGCTCGCATCTGTGTTCCACTGCTGCATCGTCGTTGAAATCGTCGATTTCATGTGAGACCATCCGGTTGACACATAGGACTGTATTCCGGAAATCTTCGTCGTGAAATCGGTTCTGATTTCCGTCAGTTTATTTGATGCGTTTGTTTTCCACTCGGTCATCTTGGATGTGACCGTCGTTTTCATATTCTCCCAACCCTCGGAGACTTTCGTCTTGATTTCCGATGTCTTTTCGGAGAATTTTGTCTTGATTTCTGTCAGTTTTCCTCCCGACAGATTATCAACGAACGTGAATCCGGCTGTGTAATAGCCTTTGATTCCCTCCCATCCTGCTGCAACTGCTCCTTTAATACCGCCCCCGTTTTCCTCATAGGCGGTTTTCATGTTCCCCAGTTTCTCCTTTGCGGTGTCAACTGCTGCCCCCATGAACTTTGTGACAGTATTTTTCACCGCCGAAAACGTCTTTGTCGCTGCTTGTCCGACCGCACTATTCGCAACCGAATCTTTTATCTCGTTCACCTTATTCGTGACCGCCTCTTTTGCTTTCGAGAACGCTCCCGTTATGGTTTCCTTGATTGCGTTGAATTTCTCCTTGACGTTACTCCACAACTCGGATAATTTTTCTTTGACCTTATCCCAGTTTTTATATAAAGCGATTCCTGCTGCGATCAGTCCTGCAATCAGTGTCACAATTAAAATAATCGGACACAGATTCATGACTGCATTGAGGGCGGTCTGTGCCACCGTCATTCCTCCAGTCACTCCGGTCGCTGTCGCTGTTGCTGCGGTATGTGCTGCCTCCGCTGCTGCCCCTGCTGTGTCTGCTGCTGTTCCTGCTGCGGTTGCTGCTGTCTTGGCTGTTATCTTTGCGATGATTCCTCCGACAAACGATGCAAACTGTTGACCTGTTTTCACCGTCGTCGATATTCCCTGTGCTACTTTTCCGAATCCGATTGCTAAAGGACCCACCGCAGCCACCACGAGACCGACCTTGATGATTGTCTGCTGTTGCCCCTCGTCAAGAGAGGTGAACCACTTTGTCAGTTCTTGAATCTTTGTCGTCACCTTTTCGATGACTGGTGCTGCTGCGGTCTGTGCTGTTGTCGCCAGTGTTGACAATGCCAGTTTTGCATTGTTCATCGCTATTGTTGCATTATCAATCGGGTCGAGTGTTCCGTTGTATGTGTCCTCGACCGTCGTTCCATATTCCGACATTGAGGATGACAGGCTTGTGAGGTCAATTCTGTTCTCTCTGATTGCTGTCGCCATTTCCGCAGCACCCTTTTTTCCGAACAGTTCTGTCGCAATCTGTAAAGCCTCTGTGTCCGTCTTTGCGTTCTTAATGCTGCCGATTGTCTCCTCCAGTGCGACATCCATTGACTTTCCCTCGGCTGTTGCGTTCTGCAATGCCTTTTTCAGTCCTGCCAGTGCTGTCGTAGAATCAACACCGTTCGCATCGAATTGAGCCATCAAATTGATTGCTTGTGGTAATGACAACCCCATCTCTTTGAACGCTGAATTGTTATCCAGTACATAACTTTCGAGTTTGTCAACGGAAATTCCTGTCTCCTGTGCTTTTGATGTCAGCAATCCCAACAGATTCCCCGTCTGTGACGTGTCTATATTCCACGCTTTCATGATTTTGTCCACTTGGTCAACAGACTGTGTCACATTCGTTCCGTTTATGCTCGAAAACTGAAGTTCTGCCTGTATGTCTTTTCCGGAATAATCTGCAAGCAGTTTCTCCGAAATGTGATAAGTCCATATTGATGACATCTGCACCGCTGTTCCGATAGGGAGTTTCCCTTGCTGCATCGCTATTCGGATGAATTGCGGTGATACATTCAATATGACTGCTGCCTCGGTTGGCAATATACGTCCGACTTCCATCCGTCTGACCTCCTGTTCTGACCTGCCTTGTCAATGCGTGGGCGGTCATCCCACACAGACGGGCGGCTGCTGCCCGTTTCGGCTCTCAATAGTCGTCCTCAATCTGTTCGTCTGCCTCTGTGTAATATTCCCCGTCATATCCTTTTGACATGATTCTCTGATAGCATCTGTCACACACCAGTCTGAACGGGATTCCATGACAATCCTTTGTGAAATACATATCCTCACGATCAACCTCATGTTCGCACACCGGACATGTCCGAATGTCACGCTCCTCGAATCTGCATGACAACCCATTCTGTCTCCTCCGGCAATCCTCGACCGTTCCGTCTCGTCCTGTCATGAGTTGGTTTTTGCAGATGTCGCAATCATTTCCCTCGTTGAAATATTTCATTTCCTGCATCCTGTTTCCTCCTGTGGAGGCTCTCTCGGTCTGTTCATGACCTCGCCTCTGTTCCGGCTGAATTTACCGTGTTGTGTCTTTTCGCCTTAAAAAGTCACCGAAAACCTGTCATCCAACTATGAACCTTTTAGCAAGTTCACCCGCTGCCATGTTTCTCACGGTATTCCGACGCTGTCTTTCGGCTTGCCATCGTCAGAGCGTCGGTCGCCATCCGGACGCTGACGGGGTGACTGCTGCCCCGTTTCGGCTTTTAGTGTGTACCTGCGAATCTTGGGAGGAAAAATCCGAAATCCGTTGCCGGAAACTCTCCTCGTTTTATATTGTTTTGAATACCACAATAGTCATGTGCGAAATTGAAATCATCTGCTTGCAACCAGTCATCCAGTCTCATGTTGAATTTCTTGTCTGCACTCTCAATGTCCATCAGTGTTCCCATGCGATCACCTGTATCAATTTTCATTCTTTCTGCTCTCTCGCAGATTTTCACATATTTCAAATATCTTTCTTTTTCCATTTCCGTTCCTCCTGCCCTTTGTTTGAGGTGCTACCCTTTAGAAGTAGCACTCTCTGAATTTTGCCTGTTGCGGTGAGTATCTGAAATAACTCATTGCGTTCTGCACGTCGCAGCATGTACAACCGATTCTTTCAACCACCTCTGTGATGTGGCGGTTGAGGATGTTGTTTGCACCCTTTTCAATGATTAAATTCTTGACTGCGTCTCTGACCTGCTTTGTATTTGATTTCATGTTTTTGTCCTCCTGTTTGTTATCTTTGATTACATTATATTTATCGCAGATTACTTTGTCAACACTTTTTTGTTATCTCTGATTACTTTTTTATTGATTTTTCTGTTTTTCAGTGTTATTCTTATAGCAAATAAGGAGGTGACGCATGTGACACAAGGCGAAAGAATCAAAGAGGTGCGAAATTCCCTCGGTCTTACTCTTGAGAAATTCGGAGATAGACTTGGAGTGACAAAAGTTGCAATTTCCAATATAGAAAAAGGAAACCGCAATCTCACCGAACAGATGACAAAATCTATCTGTCGAGAGTTCGGTGTTGATTATATGTGGTTGACCACTGGAGAGGGAGAAATGTTCGTCGAGACCGACGATGACTTTTTTGAAAGAATCGACCGCATCATGGCGGGTGAAAATGAGACCCGAAAAAATATGATAAAAATGCTCTTGTATGCCTCGGATGATGACATTGAGGCATTTGACAGACTTGTTGATTATTACATTTCTTTAAGAGCAGAAAACAAAAAAGACTGACAGTCTTTTTCAACTGCCAGTCTCGTGGGTGTACAGATATAAAACGAATTTATATATCCTCTTGAGGACTTTTTCGCTTTGTATCTTACCGACTAACTCAATGATAGTCTCTTTGTAATGCAAGGGAACACCACCCCTTTCCGTAGTACAGAATAGCACATTTTTCCATGATTGTGGAAAAATCGGACATCATTTCCATAATTGTGGAAATATCTCCCCGAACGGACGACCATTCGTCACATCATGCTATAATAATTTTATTTGTACTCGGATTCAAACAGGTCTGTGATTCTGACCTCCAGTGCAATCGCTATCGTTTCAAGTTGAAACAATGTCGGTGACACCTTACCGTTTTCGATGTTGTTGAGCGTCGATTTTCCGATTCCGGATTTCTTCGCCAACTCCATCAATGTGAGACCTTTTGCGGTTCTCATTTCCCACAAACGAATTTGCATCCTGTCCACCTCCTTTCACAATGAAAAGAGTACAGTATGCGTTATTCACTTGTAGAATGGAGGTGTTTTCATGAGTGAACTTTTGAAAAGCATGACAACGAGAGTTGTCGGAGTGTCATTTGATAATGATGACGGAACAAGCAGACAGGACATCATTTCCGGCTTGTCTGTTGGAGAGGTTCTGTTGCTGAATTATCATGAATACGAAAACGAACCCGCCTATGCTGTGACGGATGCTCTCGGAAACTGCATCGGACATGTCTCGAAAGAATTGGCTGCGACAATCTATCAGAAATATAAAGATTGTTATTTTGCTGTTTCTGTTGATGACATCACCGGAGGTGATTCCGGTCTGAAATATGGATGTGTTATCAGTATAGATATATATGATTCTGCTCCGGAGACAAACGAAAATGAATTCTCGACCGCTGCAACGGTTGTTGATGTCATTCCTGCTCCTGTTCAAAACGCAGAATCAAGCAAGACAAATCGTGTATATAGTGCAATGTTCACCGTTATCGGTGCTTTGCTTATCCTCGTCGGTCTTGTTTTATTGTTAATTGCTCCGCTTGGCGGTGCTGTTGCGATTGTCGGAGGTGTATCTTCAATCGTCATCGGTCGAAAATATAAAAAATCGTAACAAAAAAGACGACCCGTGCTGCAACACGAATCGCCTTTGTGAAACCTCCGTCTCATGCTACTGCAAAAGGCACTGACAGAATGTTCCTGCAAACACCATTCTATCATAAAACCGTGCTTTTTGCATTGGTTTTATTTTTTATACTCTTTTTTAGGATGGTGATTTTATGAAACTACCGAACGGATTCGGGTCGGTCTATAAATTATCCGGAAACCGACGAAATCCCTATGTAGCAAAAAAGACAAAAGGGTGGGAAATTGACCCTATAACCGGAAAATCAAAACAATTATATATAACCGTCGGATATTACCCGACACGCAAAGAGGCTCTCACTGCATTAGCGGAATACAATAAAGACCCCTTTGATTTACACCATGCAACTATTACTTTCGAGGAAGTATATGAGAATTGGTCGGAAATCCATTTTGAAAAAATTAAGGACACGAATGGTTATAAGGCTGCTTTTAACACATCGAAACCCCTGTGGAAAATGAGATTTGTTGACATCAAACTGGATCACCTGCAAAGTGTCGTCGATAACTCCGGCAAAAACACTCCCACACTTAAAACCTTGAAAATCCTGTGGGGTCTCATGTATGACTATGCTGTCATTCACGAGATTGTGTCTCAAGATAAAAGAGACATGGTCAGATATGTCGATATAAGCAAGGCGGGAAATCCGAACGCATACAACCGGAAACCTTTTTCAAAGAAAGAGATTTCTATTCTGTGGAAATGCAAGGATTCAAACATATATGTGACCGTCATCCTTATTATGATTTATTCCGGTGTCCGTATCGGGGAACTCCTCGACCTTGAGAAAAAGGACATCCATCTTGATGAACGATGGTTCTATGTGAAAGAATCCAAAACAGAGGCAGGAATCAGAGAAGTTCCCATTGCTGAAAAGATTGTACCATTCTTTGAATACTGGATGAACCGGAAATGTGACCATCTGATTTGTACACCCGACGACGAACCTTTTCAGTACCGGAATTATTATGATTCTTACTGGATTCCTCTGATGCTTGAGTTCGGTTTCGGGAAATTCGTCATTGATGAAACGAAAAGAGAACCTGTCTATGACGGACACCGCCCGCATGATACAAGACACACCTGCATCTCTCTCCTCACTGAAAAGGAAGTTGACGAGAGATTCATCAAGAAAATTGTCGGGCATAAAGGACAGGGTGTGACCGAAAACGTCTACACCCACATTGAACTCCCGACCAAACTTGAGGCAATCAATTTGATTTGA